AAGTTTTTCAACCTTCAGCTCCTGGACGACGGCGGCCAGGGCGGCGCTGGCAATGGCCAGGGCGGCAACGCCGGATCTGGCAACGGCGGCCAGGCAGGAAACGCCGGGAACAATGGCGGCAACAACGGCGCCAGCTACAGCTTCCAGCAGGCCGAAGAAATTGCAAACGCCCGCGCCTCTCGTGCTGAGAGGGCTGCGCTCGCTTCCTACTTCCAGCAGCAGGGACTCAGCGAGGAGCAGATCAACCAGGCAATCGCAGACTATAAGGCCCAGCAGGCAGCGCAGAGGCCCAACGTGGACGCCATCACCAAGGAGCGCGACGACGCTCGCGCTGAACTGGCCGCTCTGAAGAATGGCCAGAAGCTCACCCAGCTGGGAGTCCGTCCTGAGTTCTCTCGCTTCGTTCTCTCTGAGATCGACGCCCTGATGAAAGAGGACAGCAAGCTGGACTTCGACAAGGCTGCGGCCAAGTTCCTGAAGGACAACCCGCAGTATAAGACTGGGAACAGTTCCTACCGCGTAAAAACTGGCACTGATGGCTCCGGAGCTGGCAGCTCCGGCGATAAGGGCAACGCCTTCATCAACGACGCCATCCGCAGAGCTGCGCGGAAATCTTTCTAAACATTATGGAGGTACAACCACATGAAAAAGTTTTTCAATCTTCAGCTGTTTGACACTGACGTCAACATCATCGACCGCTCCGGCGCGGAGTCTCTGATCCCCGACGACCGTGCGGCCGAAATCATCCAGGGCGCCATCGCCCAGTCCACCGTCCTGTCCATGGGCCGCCGTCTGGCTAACATGACCGCAGCCCAGAGCCGTCTGCCTGTTCTGGACGCTCTGCCTGTCGCTTACTTCGTGAACGGCGACGCCGGTCAGAAGAAGACCACCAAGCAGGCCTGGGACAAGAAGGTCATCTACGCCGAGGAGATCGCGGTCATCGTTCCCATCCCCGAGGCAGTTCTGGACGACGCTGACTATGACATCTGGGGCGAGGTCCGTCCTCGTCTTCAGGAGGCCTTCGGCCAGGTCATCGACGCCGCTGTCCTGTTCGGCACTGACAAGCCTGCAACCTGGCGCGAGGGCCTGGTGCCTTCCGCTGTCGCTGCCGGCGCCACTAAGGCTCTGACCGCTGACCTCTACACCGACCTGCTCGGCGAGGGCGGCGTGATCTCCAAGGTCGAGGAGTCCGGCTACTTCGTCACCGGCCACGCCGCTGACATTTCCATGCGTGCGAAGCTGCGCGGCCTGAAGGACGGCAACGAGCGTCCTCTGTTCCTCAGCTCCATGCAGAACACTGGCAACTACAGCCTGGACGGCTCTGCCATCAACTTCCCTCGCAACGGCTCCTTCGACAAGGCTCAGGCCCTTCTGATCTCCGGCGACTTCTCTCAGCTGGTTTACAGCATCCGCCAGGACATCACCTTCAAGCTGTTCACCGAGGGCGTGGTGCAGAACACCGACGGCTCCATCGCCTACAACCTGATGCAGAACGACATGGTCGCTCTCCGTGCCGTAATGCGTCTGGGCTGGGAGATCCCCAACCCTGTCAACGCCATGGCCAAGGACAAGGCGAAGCGCTTCCCGTTCGCTGTTCTGACTCCTGGCGCCTAAGTAAAGGAGGTGCAGCCTGATGTACGTCTCCTACGATTTTTACAAGCAGACTTTCGGGGACACGATCCCCGAGGCTGACTTCTCCAAAGTCGAGGCCAAGGCGGAGGCGGTCATCGGCTACCTGACCTATATCAACGGGGACATCTTCGCCAAAGAGGACAACCGCGTCAAGCTCGCGGTCTGCGCTGCGGCGGAGGTCGTCCATTATCACAACAACCAGGCCAGCGCAAACGGCAACCAGGCTGCAGGTGTGAAAAGCGAGACCAACGACGGCTACTCCGTGACCTACATCACGGAGGGCCAGGATGGCCAGACCGCTGAGGAGCTGCTCCGCAAGAAGATCCTCGAAGCGATCCGCGTCTACCTGCTGCCGACCGGATGGCTGAGCCGATCCCTGAAGGGAGGCTGCCGCCATGTATGTGCAGACTGCGATAACAGTCTTTAACAAACGCCTGGGCGCTGATCGGCGCGAGGTCTACTTCCCGACCTGCATCCGCAGCGCGTCCTTCCTGGAGAACAAGAGCTCCGGCCACTCTACGGACGGAGCTCACTCCCAGAGCCTCGCCTACAAGCTGAGGATCCCGCTGGGAGCGAAGATCCAGGACGGCCGGAGCTACGTCCCGGCGGAGAAGTTCCGCCAGCTGGACGAGGATGCAGCCGCCAAGGCGTGGACGCTCCAGACCGGCGACTATGTGCTGCCTATGGCGACCGAGCTGACGGCTCCGGTCGATCAGAAGCAGATGGAGGCGCTCGGCCAGCTGATCTACGTCAAGGAGTACGCGGACAACACCATCAGAGGCTCGGCCGCCGTGAAGCACTGGCGGATCGGAGGCGAATAATGGCGTTTAAGCCCATCACCAACCCCAGGGGCGCCATCATCCAGGGAAAGAACGGCAAGGCCGAGCTGATCTGGAACGCCGGCTGCGCCCCGAGAATGAACGAAGTGCTCAGCAAGAAGCAGGAGATCATCGACAGCGAAGTGCTCAGGCTCTGCGCTCCGATGGTCCCTAAGCGCACCGGCGCCCTGGAGCGATCCGGCACGCTGGGCACCGTCATCGGCTCCGGCGAGGTGCAGTACATCGCACCATACGCCCGCAAGCAGTATTACAACACCAGCCAGACCCGCAGCTACGACTCCAGGCGTGGCGGTATGTGGTTTGAGCGAATGAAAACCGCACACAGGACGCAGATCCTGAAGCTGGTCAACAAGTAAAGGAGGCCCGAAATGGTCAAGTCAATCATCGAGGGCGTCGCTGACTTCTTCAAGGACTGCCCTCTCCTCAGTGCCGGAGTGTTCCGCGTGGACGCCCTGGGAGACGAGCCGCAGGAGTACACCATCGAGACCGGGATCTTCAACCCGATCATCGAGACGTACATCGACGGCAGCTCCGACCGGCGCTACCAGTTCAACTTCGGCAGCCGGGAGTATTACAGCATGGACCGGCTCCAGAACATCGCCAACAGCACCTTCTACGAGGACTTCGCCAACTGGGTCGAAGCTCAGGAGGCTGCCGGCAATTTCCCGGAGCTGCCGGAAGGTATGCACCCGGAACAGCTCAGCGTGCTCTCGTCTGGCTATATGTTCGACGAGTCCATGAGGAACGCACGCTACCAGATCCAGTTAGAACTCATCTATCACAAGGAGGCATAAGCACATGAAAAAGTTCAATCTCCAGCTCTTTGACGAGAGCCGTGCCGCCCTGCTTCGCAACGCCATCGCGGACTATGCCGAGATCGACGGCGTCTTCGAGCTCATGGGCACCGGCTTCACGACTCTGGATGAGAGCCCCAACGCACAGACCGACAGCGAGACCTACATCAACGAGAGTACCGCGTCCACTGACATCACCGGCTACGAGACGGAGTTCTCCTATGAGTCCCGTCTGATCCCTTCCCAGAAGGCGATCTACAAGCTCTGGAAGATGGGCCGCGACCATGCGACCGGCACTGACGCCCAGCTGAAGTACGTCCGCGTCGAGCTGTTCAACCCTGTCGGCGAGCCCTCTGAGGCTGCTGCCGAATACACCGCCCGCCTGTTCACCGTGGCCAATGAGGTCAGCGACAACTCCGGCGCCGGCGGCGAGAAGATCAGCGTCTCCGGCGTGCTGCACGCTGTCGGCGATCCTATCCAGGGCAAGTTCGACACCGTGGCCAAGAAGTTCACGGCCGGCGACTTCAAGGGCAAGTACGACACCGCAGCAACTCCTGCGGCTCAGTCCTAAACAACGCAACAACTGGCTCCGCGCGACTGGCCTGATCAGGCAGTGAGCGACCAGGCACCAGCAGGCCGAACGGTGCAGCCTGCTGGTGCTTTTTAATAACACCGACCAATGGAGGAAAACAGAATAATGGAATTGATCATTAACAACGTCAAGCTCGAAGGCGACCTGATGGACGCCGACTTCATGGAGAAGTTCGAGACCGCGATGATTAAAATGCGCGACACGGCTCAGCAGAAAAGAAGCGAGAACTTCCCGACCGCTGCGGCCAACTACCGCGCACAGTGCGAGGTGGTCAACACCTGCTTCGACGAGATCTTCGGCGCCGGCACGGCTGCCAAGCTGTTCGGCGGCAAGATGAACGTCATGGAGCACCTGAAGGCCATCGAGAAGGTGAGCGACTGGGCTGCCGGAGAACGCAAGACCCTGAACGACTTCACCAACCGCTACACCCAGCGCCAGCAGAACGCCGTCCGTAATATGCAGACCGCGCAGTTCGTCTCTCAGAAGCACGGCAAGGGTAAAAAGCACTGAATTTATTGATCGACGGCCTGCCGGAACAGGTCGAGATCGCGGGCCAGATGGTCCCGATCAGCAGTGACTTCCGGACGGGGATCCTGTTCGAGGAAGTGCTGCAAGACCCAGGGCTCGATGATCTGGAGAAGCTCCAGACCGCCCTGCACCTGTATTTCCCCGGCGTCGTCTTCGATTATGACGTGCTCGATGAAGCACTCGGCAAGCTGGTCTGGTTTTATCGCTGCGGCACGGATCCCGCAGAGACGACGGGCGAAACGTCCGGCGCCGCCGGCGAGGACCCGCCCTTCTCCTACGAGCACGACGCTGATTATATTTATTCCGCGTTTATGCAGGCCTACGGCCTGGATCTGGCGCGGCATCCCCTCCACTGGTGGCAGTTCCGAGCCCTCTTTAGATCGCTCCCTGAAGACACGCAGCTGGTCAAAATCATCGGCTACCGCACGATGAAGATCCCGGCCAAGATCTCCAAGGAGCAGCGGCAGCACTATGAGCATCTGAAGCGCGTCTATGCGCTCCCTCAGTCGGCTGACCGTCAGCAGCTCGAAAGTGACCTTAACAAACTACTTATGAACGGCGGCAACCCTGCCGCACTTTTGAATGGTAGCGAGGTACGGTCATGGCATCAGATGGAACCCTAAAATTTGATACAAGCCTGGACTCCGGCGGTCTACAGTCGGGGATGGGCAAGGTCGCGAGCATCGCCCAGCAGGCGCTGGGCGTGTTCAGCGGCCAGATGATGACCAGGGCAGTCGATAGCCTGGTCAACCTCGGGAAGACGGCCCTCGACAGCGTGGGCGCTCTCGAACAGAATGTGGGCGGCGTCGAGACGCTGTTCGGCGACACGGCTGACGCTGTCATCGCCGCAGCTGATCGCGCCTACCAGACGGCGGGAATGTCCGCCAACGACTACATGAGCACGGTCACGAGCTTCTCGGCGTCCCTGCTCCAGTCCCTCAGCGGAAACACTGAGGAAGCCGCCAAAGTGGCGGATATGGCCATCATCGACATGGCCGACAATGCGAACAAGATGGGCACGTCCATGGATATGATCCAGAACGCGTACCAGGGCTTCGCAAAACAGAACTACACCATGCTGGACAACCTGAAGCTGGGCTACGGCGGCACGAAGACCGAGATGGAGCGACTGCTGGCCGACGCTCAGGAGCTGACGGGCGTCAAGTATGACATCAACAACCTGAACGACGTCTACCAGGCGATCCACGTGATCCAGGAGGAAATGGGGATCACCGGCACGACTGCCAAGGAAGCCTCCGAGACTCTGGAGGGCTCCATGGCTGCGGCCAAGGCTGCCTGGGACAACTTT